GCAGACCCATCACAGTTTCCAAGTTCAGGTACAAACTTTGTTTTAATAGGCACAGAAGAAATATCATACACAGGTATTAACTCATCTAATCAATTAACTGGTGTTACAAGAGGTGTAAGAAATACGACTGCAGCATCTCATGGTGCTGGAGATACAGTGACTAGTACGGCAAACTATGTAGCGTGGGGTGAAGCTGCATCAGGTGATTTAGTTCTTGAGCCTGGTATGTGGTCATTAGATAATTTTGGTGATAAGGCAATTTGTTTAATTCATGACAGTGCTGTTTTTGAATGGGATTCATCACAATCAAACGCAACAGAAACAAGAGCAACAATTATATCTGGTGCACCAACAGCATCAAGACATATGTTAGTATCTACACCGGATAGACACTTAGTATTTTTTGGAACAGAAACAACTATTGGAGATACATCCACACAAGATGATATGTTTATTAGATTCTCGGACCAAGAGGATATAAATACTTATACACCTACAGCAACCAACACAGCTGGCACACAAAGACTGGCTGACGGATCACAGATCAGAGGAGCAATCAGAGGTAGAGATGCAATCTATGTTTGGACTGACACAGCC